AACTATATCGAAGAGAATGCGTTTCCTTTGATGGCAGCAACCGTTAACTCTGCTAAAATGATGAATTTGGTTGAGGTAATTCCTAACGTGAAGACCCAAACAAAACTACCTTTGCTTTCGCAATCGGTATATTTCCAAGCTGACGGATGTTCTTTTGATGCAAGCGGTACTACCGTTTTCACACAAAGAACATTGACTCCTGGAAAGTTTAAGGTTAACGTTGAATGGTGTCCAAAAGATTTGGAAACTAAATTCTTCGCAACCAAAATGAGAGCAGGTTCGCACATGGAATCTGTAGAGCCTGCAGAGGTTTTCGCTAAGATGACCGAGAACTTGCTTGCTCAAGTTGGTTCTGAAATCGACAAGTACATTTGGCAGGGTAGCGTTTCTGCACCAAGCGCAAACAATGGCGCGTTTTGGGATGGTTTCATTACCACCATCGGGTCGGGTTACATCAATGCAAACCTTGGAGGTACTCCATTGACAACTGCATTCACAGCAACCAACGCACAGGAGATGGCTTTCCGTTTGTACAACTCACTTGCCACAGCAGGTTTGACTTCAAAGGATGACCTTATCGGATTCGTTGGATATGACACTTACGCGGTATTGGTTCAAGCTTTGGTAGTAGGCGGTTCAACTTACGGTACTGTTCTTAATGCAGGCGTTAAAGGTTCTGTTGACACGGACGCAGCCGAAGGTCTTATCTTCAACGGTATAAACCTGAAATTCATTCCAGTTCAAGGATTGACGGGAACTAAGAAAGTGTACGCAGGTTCTGCATCACAGTTCTTCATCGGTGTTGACGCTGAATCAGACTTCTCTTCTTTGGAGGTATGGTACTCGAAAGATGACCGTAAAGTAAAAGCTGCATTGGAAATGAAGGTAGGCACACAGGTTGCTTTCCCTGCTGAAATTGCTGCAATCGTTCTTTAATTAACACAGGGGTCGGGCTACGGTTCGACCCCTATTTAAACACCTAAAAAAATGTGCTTATTAACACAGGGATTTACCTTAGGCTGCAAAGAGGATATAGGTGGTATTAAATCTATTCGCTTTGCTACTTATGCAAATTACATCGCAATGAATGCATCCGTAACTACTGGAGCGATAACATCGTTTTCAGCGGCTACTCAATCATTCAGAAAGTACGAATTGACAAAAGAGGAGAGTATGTTTAGCGATGACCCAACAGCAGGCAATCGTAACGGATCACTTCACTACGTGCCATCTTTGACTTTTATCCTTCGCAAGCTGGATGTAGCCAAGCGTAACGAAATGCAACTACTTGCAAAGAATCGCGTGGTAGCTATTATCGAAACAAACGAAGCAACCCCTCAGTATTGGGTGGCAGGATACGCAAACGGATTGGACTTTGCAAGCGGTACGGGTTCCACAGGAACGGCCTTTGCAGATTTGAACGGTTACACTATGACGTTTAACGGCTTAGAACCGAATCCAATGCTATCTATACCGTCTACTCTATTGGCAAGTATTACCGCCTAAACGGTTACAAATACACTAAAAGAAGCCCTGCTATTAGTGGGGCTTTTTTTTTGAAACAGAAAGCAACTTTTTTATATTTACTCAAAACAACCCAATGGCAACTACAATAACAAACGCTACTTTGACCGTAACAATTACGGAAGCGGTTAGCCTTAACAACAAAAGCTACGGCAACTCTAATACGCTTACCATTCCAAGCATAAACGAAGTTGACCAACGCATTCTAACCATACCAACCAGCGAGGTGACCGTGGTTAAATATGACACGGCAAATGCCGCTGGTACATTTGTGAGAACAGCGGTTAAATACCTTCGCATTACGAATAAAGATGACACCAATTTCATTAGCTTAAATATATCAGATGGTTCTGATCACTATTGGGTTAAACTCGAAGCTGGCAAATCGTTTGAACTACACAACGGACTTATTGAAACGTCTAACACCTTCAGCGCGTGGGCAAACATTAGCGAAATTAGTGCAATAGCAGACACCGCAGCAGTTGATATTGAGTATTTCATCGCGTTAACCTAATGGTTAGGATAACTAAAGGGCAAGCGAATTTGGTAATAGTAACCACGACCGAGAAAGGAAGTGCAGCACATTACTTGTTTGCCTTTAATAACCTAACTTCTAACCAAACGAAATACTGCATTGCAGACGATACAAGCGCGTTTCAGGATAGGTATAATGCTTTTACAATAACGGAAACGGCAACGCCAACGCCTACTAATGCACAGGTTACTTTGACTTTGGAGGGCGAATATAAATATACTATCTACGGGCAAGCAAGCGCAAGCAACTTAAACCCAGCAGGATTAACAGCATTTGAAACTGGTATGTGCATAGTCACAGGAACAACAACAGCAACCCCGACATATACGGGCAACGATAACCAAGTAATAAGCGTGTACAATGGGTAGGACAGCCGTATCAGTATTGGAGTTTGCAGCTCACAAAGTTCCCGAATTTAAGGAGCAAGCTACCAAAGATTGGATTTTGTACGGTACTGACCCGGAATGGTTAAACCGCTATCCTGACTACCTACTCTACATTTACGACCGTTCAGCTAAGCACTACGCTATTGTGAACGGCAAAGTAGACTACGTTATCGGGCAAGGTGTGAGCGTTAACGATAGGGGCTTAAACACGGAACAAGTTGCTAAACTCAACAAGTTTATTGAAGAACCAAACCCGATGCAGAATCTTAATGAGATTATTGCACAATGTTCTTTAGATTTGGAGATTTTCGGAGGGTTTGCTTTGGAGATTTTGTACGATAAGAAAGGAAACATGGCTGAAATATACCATGCTGAATTTGCGAAGTACAGAATAAGCAAAGACTACAACACATTCTACCATTGCGCGGACTGGAAAAAACCAAAGGCCGACAACATAACGTCAATTCCTGCCTTTGATTGGAACAAACCAAGCGGCAAACAATTACTTTATATTAAGGCATACCACCCAAAAGCTGACTACTATCCTTTGCCGCCTTATTTGGGTGCAATACCTTACATTGAGTTGGATAGTGAGATTGCTAACTTCCATTTAAACAGCGTTAAGAACGGGTTTATGGCTGGCACAGTGTTCAGCTTTAATAACGGGCAACCAACGGAAGAAGAACAGGAGAATATTGAGGAGAAGATAGAAGCTAAATTTAGCGGCACGGATAACGCCAACAAGATACTCTTACTATTTAACGATGCAAAGGAGCAAGGCGTTGAAATTGCCGCCTTAAATTCTAACGGGTTTGAAGATAGGTTTGATATACTAAACAAGACCGTACAGCAAGAGATATTCAGCGGCCATAGGGTAGTAGACCCTGCGCTGTTTGGCATCAAGGAAGAAGGAGTGTTTAGCGGTCGCACACAAATACGCGATAGCTATGAACTATTCAAGAACACGTACATACGTGCAAGGCAGTTGTTTATTATTGACATCTTTAATGAGTTAGCAGCGTTAAATGGCTTTGAAAAACGCCTATCTATCATTGAAAGCGAACCAATTTCGGAGGGTTATAGCGAGCAGACAAAGGTTAGCGTTATGACACGTGATGAGATTAGGCAGGCAGTAGGTTTACCGCCTTTAGAGCCTGCTCAAATTGCCACGGAATTAAAACTTGCAGCTGAAGATAATGATGGCGAAAACCGAATAGCAGAAGCATTTGGCGCAACTGGCATATTGTTAAGCGAATGGGAGGTAGTAAAGCCACTTAGACATTGCCATTTCCAAAACGAAAAGGAATGGATGGCTTTCGAAGATAACGTTAAAAAATACGGGTTCGAATCCGACCCCTTTTTAATGGGCATATTAGACCAGATTAAAGAAAACCCGATAGTAACCTACGCGGCTATTGCTGAATTGCTTGGCACTTCTGTTGATGTTGTAGCGCAGGGTGTGATAGAATTAGCGCGGCAAGGTTTGTTATCCGTTGGCAGTCAAACAATCGCAGGTAGTTCGCAAATAGCCTATGAGGTTAGTAAGAACGGCCTACGTGAGCTTGCAACGTCAAAGCCTTTGGGTGTTTCATTCAAAATCGCTTATAGGTACGTTAGAAGTCAGGAAGCAGAAGGCCCGATTCTTATTCCATCAAGCCGAAAATTTTGCCGTGATATGGTAGCTTTTGGACAAGAAAAAGTATGGACATCGGAGCAAATACAAGCTATTGCAATGCGCGAAGATAGGAACGTGTGGCTAAGACGTGGTGGCTTTTGGACAAGAGCAAAAACGAACATCACTACAGCATATTGCCGCCATGCTTGGGAATCAGTAATTGTAAAATCTAAAGCATAATGGCAACGGCTCTATTTTTATCGGAGGACTTTCTAAAAGATAACACGCAGGTATCTAAGAATGTAGACATCAAATACATTAAGGAAGCGATACTTTGGGCGCAAGATTCAGAGATTCAAACCGTAGTTGGAACGACATACTATAATGCGCTAATTGCCGACATCATTGCAGGCACATTAGTAGGCGTGGATAAGGCTTTGATGGACAATTATATCCAGCCCTGTTTGAAGCATTACGTGACAAGTGAGTGCATTAGAATGGCGCACTACAAGATAACCAACAAAGGCTTGCAGATTCAGAACAGCGAGCAGAGTAGCCCAGCGTTTAAATCAGACGTGGACTACATTTGCGAAAGTGAGTTAAACAAAGCGCAATGGTATAAGCAAAGGCTAATTAACTACCTATGCGAGTACTCAAGTTTGTTTCCTGACTACGCCAATCCTGCAAGCGGATTGGATGTAATACAGCCAAGTGATAACGCTTTCAAATCGCCTATATTTCTGGGGCGTACTCGAAGAATTGAATCCTTACAAATGAAATACTTAGATGAATAGACGCGGCAAATCTGTCAAGAATATCCAACTCCTAAAAACTTACCTAAGTGCTACTAACCCTCAACCAAGTAATAAGCCAAATAACGACACTTGCCGCGGCTCACAACCAAATAGCGGCAAGCGGAGTAGGTGACTTTGCGGAGTGGCAAGCGGAGGAGCGAAACTACCCTTTGCTTTGGGTGTTCCACGAAACCACAAGCGTAGGCAACCGCGAGCTGGTTTTTTCAATTCGCCTTATTTGCGCGGATAGGGTAATTGTAGGCGAGGAGGGTGAGGACACGGACGGCATGGAGCAAGAGGTATTGAGCGACACGATGCTTATCCTTTTAGACTTCCTTAGCTACTTTATGCAACAGCACAGCCAAAGCTATACAGTTGTGCCATCTGCTACTATTGACCCTTACACGGAAAGGCTGAATGATAGGTTAGCAATGAACTCTACCATCATTCAGATACGGCAACCGTTCACGTGGGATGC